TATGTCCCTCTAACTAATATCTAATATTCTTGTTTTGACATCATCCGAAATGATGCCTTTTAACTCACTCTCCCGGTGTATTACTTTGAAACTAGTTATACTCCTTTCGCCTTTCGAATTAGTCATAATTCGTACCACAAACTCGTCACCATCAACCTCAACCACCGTCCGTTTCTCTTTCATCGTTATGATCATATTCCCCTCTCCTAACTAATAAATCTTCGTTCCCATCCCCCCTCACTCTTGGGGGCCATGTCCTCAATCATGAAATAATCCCGCGCCCTCCACTCAGGCACTTCCTTCGTGTACGTCCTATAACTGAAAATCTCCACCATCTGGAATATCATAGCCGCCGCATCTACCAAGTCATCCTTCCCGTTATAGTTCTTATTGAACCTGTCCATCTGCGCCATTAAGTCCACACAAGACTCGTGTATGTGTACCTTACCCTCCTTGACGAACGCCCCTAACGTCCAATTCACCCGGTCAAACTTGCTCTGCCTGTTAGTCACCCTGATAGGCTCGATGTAAATAGGTAACGTCCTCTTGTTCACTTCCTCCCAGTTAGACTTCTCCGAATCAATAATATATTTCAAATGCTCCTGTAGCCCGAACTCAATCCCGACCTTCCTCGGCTTAATCTGCGCCGCCAACCCTATAAGCCTCTTGGCCGTCTCGTTCCCGGCCCACTTGCCGTGGTACTCCCGCTCTATGTAAACCTCTCCCTTTCCCGTAACCGCCGCCACAATAATTGCTGTCTCATCACTATACTTCTGTTGAGTAGCCGCAGGGTCACACGCAATATATCGAGTAACCTCTTCGTCAGGAAGCACCTTGTACGTCGGTTGCGGTGGAGGAAACGCCATATCCTCGACAGGCATAGGATCAAGAAAGTATTGACTCTTAATATCATACGGCAGCATCCCCCGCGTAACATGCTTGAACTTCTTCTCAGTCCACCACTTGCATACAAACTTCCCCCCCACCTTCATCGGCCTCTTGTATACCTTGTCGAATATCTCATCCTCTTCAATCACATGGTACAAGTCATTATAGTGATACGGTGTCCCAATCATCTTCCGTATCCCACCAGGCTCCAATATAGGCATCGCCCCGCTAAACCACTGTCTCGTCTTCTCCATCTGCGCTATCGTCCTGACCGTATCCTTATCAATCAAATCGTCAAACAACTGCACAGTCGCCCGCTTCCCCGTAATCGTATTCCCTACCCCATACACCTGTATCTGGTCGCCCATCACTATCTCGCCCTGTACCTTCTCCCTTCTCATCAACAACCGATTCTTAACATCCACTTCCCACGGCGAATCCCTCGGAGTAACAATATCAGGAAAAATCTTGTTCAACAGCGGCGTCTCCAAATGCTGCTTTATCGTCACCAAATGCGTCGTCTCCACAAAATCCTGCGTAATACTGTATATATGTACCCGCTCATTCGGATTCCTCAACAACAACTGCACCGCATACACACACAACCACGCAGTCTTCAAATGACCCCGCGCTAACTGTATCAACGCATGCTCATCCCTACTCAACGTCTCCGCTAACCACCCATGAAACTTCGGATCCAACAAAGCATCCCCCATCCGCTTCGCCTTCCCCATACCCAATATCTCACTACCCAAATAATACAGGTCAGTAAGACACTTCCACCTCATCAGTAACTCCAACCCCTTCTCTTCATCACCAGCTTGCTCCACAAACTCGTGGAACTTAGCCTCATCAGCTACACTAATGTATGTCAAAGACCTATACTCCTACCGTGGCTATATAACACTTTTCACTATATAGCATAAATACCATATACCCACACAGCAACAAGTTACGGTTGCGGAAACTGGTTCATCTCGTACCCAATACCTAACGGAACCTTCCTCGTAAACAACCGCACCCAACATCTCGCGTGGTAAACTTCCCCCAACCTGGGCCCCAACTTGGCCCAATCTTGCCAGAACCATACAACCTTACCGCATTCCGTACACTTTCTCATACACCACCCCCCGATCGTTTTTAACTTCTAATATGGGAGTAAGGCATATATATAGCGCGCGGCCCAGCCTGCCCCCCCCCTGCCGTCTCCCCATGAAGTGCCCTGTGAGGCCTCTTCCTGCGTCACCACTGCGTTCACTCATCGCTAGTGATACTCGCACTTACCTTGTGCGCTTGTAGTCGCTTGTGCATGGCTTCACGCAGTTCACGCATCCTATCGTCGTATGCGCGTTTAGCTACGTGCTCTTGTATCGATGCTCTGTTATACACGCCCTCAACCTTGTTGCTCAGGTCTATAGCCCGTAGTATCTGCGATGGTGGCACACCCTTGTCAACTATGGTACGTGAGATTAGATTGCCGTCCTTATCGTACTGCGTACTGGATACTTGACTTACTAGCGTGCCTTGCATGACTTGGGCCAGGATTTTTGAACGTTCCTCTATGCTATTGCCGGCTTGTGAATTAAGCTGTTCGATGTAAGATTGTACGGTGGGTGATTGTAGAGTTTGCATAGCTATGTCTGAAGCTATTACAGGGCTCTCAGTGTTATAAGCTACTAGAGCTGATTGTACACCGTTGCCAAAAGTTTGCTTGTTGGTTACGTCAAGATATGAGTCTACGAATAGCTTCTGCTTCTGTGTTAGTTTACGAGCCTTGCGCTTTATGGGCTTTGTGAGAGTATCGGTTACTGCGTCTGTTGCGTCTGTGGAATTGTCTTGAATAACTTCGCTCAAGTTTACCTCTCATCTCAATTACCTCGTAATATCAGGCATGTAAGTATGCCACTAGTCGCCGCAAAACCTTGCCTTGGCAATCCTCAGAAAGGTTTTCAGTCCTATACTACCCTTATCGGCACAAACTAGTCAAAACTTGAGTCTTTTCTTAACATTTGTATAGTAGTTTCACAATAAATCGTCATTTCAACGTGATTATTTTATCCATGACTATTGATATCTTCGCTTAGATGTGCGATACTTATATTATCACAATAGATGAGGAGTATGGAAATGGAACAAAAACTGTATCAGAAATTAGCGCAAACAATTGGTGCAATGGCAAACTGCAAAAGAACAGGGAATGACGAATGGTATAATAGGCATACAGACAATATAGCAGAATTAGTTGCCGAATATATGCCTACGGGAAGCGGATTTGATAGCGGAACCGATATTGATTGGAACCTTTCAACAGATGAAAAACTTGTATTTACTACGTCATTTCACCATATGGACGAATTCGGTGGATATTGCGGATGGTCAGATCATACAGTAACCGTTAAACCGTCATTGACGTTTGGATATCGTTTGTCAATTAGCGGAAAAAATGTCAATGGAATAAAGGAATACATGTATGATGTATTCAGTTCCGCGCTAGATACCATAGTTGAGTAGCACGCATGGGCTCTGCTCCCGTTCAAATCGGGAGCGTGCTTTATCCTGCATAGCAGGAAATATATTAGATGAGGGCGAGAATATGGAAAACACAGTAAGTACATGGGCAGCAGCGGCAAAGGCTATTCGTAAAGAACTAAAGGCAACATTTCCGGATGTATCTTTTAGCGTGAAATCAGAAGCCTACAGCATGGGCACGAGTGTCAACGTGTATTGGACAGACGGGCCTACGAGCAAAGAAGTAAACAGCATCATAGCCAAATACCAATACGGCCATTTTGATGGCATAATAGACTGCTATGAATACAGTAATAGACGCGAAGATTTACCGCAAGTAAAGTTTGTGTTTGCTAACCGAAGTATGACAAGGAAAGACGTATGATTACGACAATCGACCTTGCAAACGAACTAGGCAAGCATAAACGAACCGTACAGGCATGGTGTGAACGCCTATGCATTGCCAAAACAGGACGCGATTACATTCTTGACGATGAGCAAGTCTTACTCATCAAATCGAACGTACAGGCTAGGCCGGGAAGACCTAGGAAGGATGGGACGAAATGAACACAGTCAAAGTTACTAATTTATCAACGGGCGAAGAAAGAACGTACATGAAGTGCAATCCTAGCAGAGCGGTTATATATGCCCATCTCGATAGTATCGGCCGTCGCAATACATGGGAATATGAAAGGCTATACGTTGACAACTATCCGAAATTATCATGGGGTAGCCAAACCGTTGCAATGGGCGACTGGTGTGCATTGCTAAAAATGGGCGAAGGTTTGGTATAGTTATATGAAAGACTATAGACTGCTGCAAATCATCGGGAATGTTGAGATTCACGGCAAACGCACACAGCACGGTTGGACGGTTAGGCTTGAACCTGAACGAACCGTCCAAGCAGAGCATAGTGATATGCGTAGAGCCGTTGAACAAGTAAAGATACTAGGGGGTGTGAAATGACTAAGCGCAGTGAAAGAAATTTTACTCCGGGCTTACGCTATGCATTGAACCTTATCGCTGAAATCGCAGATATCGAAAGTATATAATCGGCGCGTTGACAACTAACATGGCCGCGCTGAGTAGTATCCACCTATTCAGCACGGCTTTTTTATATGCTTCCACCGCCGCCGGCGAACGAACGTACTCCGCAAGTTTCACCACGTAATCATTGAAATCATACGATTGCGGAGCCATAACGATGGTGACGAGCGAATACCCAAAGCAAAACCCACTGACCCACCACCAACCGCGCTTGTATCCTATCGCTGCAATGAACTGACCTGCCAAGCAAAAGAACAGCAACTCCACCCAATAGCCAGCCACCGCTTGCGATAGACTAGGTGTTGGTTGTGTACTGTTCCAGCCCGTGAAGGTCGCTGTCCCGCCGTTGTGAACCGCCACCAGGTAGTGTCCCATCTCGTGTATCGGAGCTAACAGATTTGTCGCCCCGATTATCGCTCCCACTATCAGGAGTATCACAAACGCCCCGATCTTCCCTTCTCTTGACATATTCACCCCGCGATATGCTGAAGATAGTGCTACCCCATTCCTTGAAATCCCAATACTTGACCTTGCCCTTTCTCACATGCGTTGCGTTGTACTTGACGATAAACTTAGACCAGAACGAAACGGCCCCGCAATCGTACACTTCGCCCCATATCTTTTCGTACCCAAGGTTAGCAAACCCTTCGTGCAGGATCCACTCGATGCATTGACTACCGAACCCTTGCTTACGTGCAAGGGGATGAACGATAAGGGCGATCTCTGCGTCATCCTTATCGATGTTCACGAACCCACCGGTGGCAAGAGGACGCATCTTCTGTTCATCTTTGCCCAAAGACGCAAACTCCCAAAACTCCCAATACTTGTAGTCTCCCAAGAAATTGCCCTCATAGAACGCCTCTTGCTGTAGTTCCGTTGTCCATCCGGTGCGAAGGGACTCGCGGGAAGCATTGCGCCACTTGGCAATCTCTATTGCGGTGTCTTTACTGAGGGGCTGAACTATCATAGCACCGCCTCAAGTTCGGATGGGGTAACAGCGAACGCTCCCGCATCAGGGTTGGTGTCGTTGTGTTCTAAGCATACGTGCTTTTCTAGTATGTCTGGTTCGTACTTCTTGTATAAATCCCAACCTACTGTATGGTCAGAAATCCATAAATGGCACCGGTTTTGATATTTTGATAGTTCAGCCGGATATTCTGGCACGCAAGCCATAAATATATCCTTACCATCGGGATAATACCCCTTGCCACGAAATCCCGTATTTATGCCGGGGTGATCGTGTTGTCCACTCACATACACCGGAATCTTTCGGGGTATCTCGCCTATCAGCCAATACAGGTCAGGTCTACAGGCTATCTTGATGAAGGGTAAGGGCCAACTATCGTAATCATATTTCAGTAGAACACGTAAGCTCTCTTTATCAAAGACGCTAGATGTAAGATGATACCCGTTCACCTCTGCCTTTACAAACGCAGCCCTAAAGACAATGTGACTCAACGGTACGTTAGGCGGTGCCGACTCAAACAACTGAGTCTTGAAGATTATCTCGTGCTTCTTCGTGTCCCGCTTGATAACCTCGTCTATCAGCTTGATTGCCGTATCTACGTCTGGTAAACTTCGCCCACTCCCTATGTCCAAAATTAGTTGCATACTCTCCCCCTAAAATTGCGTATCTTCTCGCGGCGTTGACGGGAATATGCGAAAATCAGGGTGCTTCGGTTCTTCCTTGTACGTGTTCTTGAATATCACGATTTCATGCTTCTTCCCGTCAATCTCGATCACGCCCGATAGGTACTTATTTCCGTTCTTTGATTCATGCGTCCATAGCGCACCGATATTCTTCTCATTCATCATCTTCCTCCAAATCCGTTCCTGCAAATATAGGTGCTACACCGTGGTCAACAATTAGAACTTGCCCATTGCAAGAACCAATACCATAATTATGAGTTGGATGGAATTGCCCCAGCGGGATAAAACTAACCAATATCTCACCCCAATTTTTTACGGCTACCCAATCATGGGAATCTCCCCCAAACTTTTCCCAAGCAGATGTTAGTGTCGCTAAGTCTTCTTCATCCGATATCTGACATACTACTTTCATTTGTCTACGAACCTCCTCACGTTATCTACCACCTTCTCTACGTCATCCCTTGTCAGATTGCAATGAAGGGGAAGCGATAACTCGGTCTCCCAAAACGCCTCCGCTATCGGGCATAGTCCCTTCTCGTACCCATCTTCCTGGTAGTACCGCTCCAAGTATATCGGCTTATAATGTATCTGCGTCTGTATGCCCTTCCGCTTGAGGTAGGCTTTCAGCTTGTCTCGTTGCATCTTGTTCTTTAGATGAATCTCATACAGATGCCACATGGTCTTTTCGTCTCTCTCCGCAGGAGTCTTCACATACCCCGCTAAATGCTCGTTGTAGAAGTTGACTATCTCTTGTTTCTGATCTCGTATCTCATTGATACGCTTCAACTGCGACCGCCCCAACGCCGCTTGCATCTCGTTCATTCTAAAGTTGAAACTGGGGAACCTGAGTCCATCTGCGTACCATCCATGATTGCATACTGCCCTAAGGTAATCTGCCAAGTCAGGGCTGTTGGTAGTTGCCAAGCCGCCCTCTGCCGTTGTGATGTTCTTGATAGCATGGGTGGAGAAAACACAAATATCGCTCCGTTCACAACTTCCAACGGGCTTTCCATCCACGTAACTCCCCAAGGCGTGGGAAGCGTCCTCAACGACCCTCTCTCCATAAAATCGGTAGGGTCTTCCCGAATAGTGGACAGGTATGACGAACTCTCCGGTAAGAACTTGCCGGTCCTGGAAGTACACTCTAGCTCCGATAATTTTCGCCATGTTCGCTGTTGCAACATAAGAAATAGGTGTCGTAACAACTTCTGTACCCTCGGCCATTCCCATAGCCTTATAACCAGCGTACAAAGCAGATGTAGCACTGTTAAACGCAACCGCATACTTGGCTTCAACGTACTTCGCAATTTCTTTCTCAAACTTCTTCACCTCCTCGCCTTGCGTTAACCAACCGGAGTCCATCACGTTTACCACGGCCCTCTTATCATCGCCTGTGATGTGAGGGCTAGCGTATTTAATCATTTACGCATCTCCTTTATCTTCTCGTAAATGGGGTTGGGAGTATTTATATATTCCATCTCCACGGGCAGAAGATGTTTCTTTACTGCGTCATCTATGTCTTTGATTAACTTCTCGTGTTCCCGGTGGGACTTCCTAAGCCTTCTAATCAATAGTGTTGCATATACCCCAAGCCCCACACACTGTATTATCACAAGTGTTGCTTGTATTTCCACGGGTATGTGTCCCTTTAATATAGTCGCCCACGGAACCATAGCTATAAACCCAAATACAATTATCCAAGCCATGATTTAATCTCCCCTCTACTAACATTCCCTTCGCTCGATACCATCTCTTTCATCGACGTTGTAGCAGGCCACTTCTCTTCGCTGTAGTGGATCTCCGGCTGAATTGCATAGAACCACTTGCGGTCTTCTACCCTCCCCGTTTCATGCGCTCCGATGAGAACTTCATGCATCTTTTCTCCCGGCCTCATCCCGGTTACGTCGAATTGCGCCCTACCGTGTATCGCCTTCGCCAAGTCAACTATCTTGAACGTGGGCGATTTCAGCACGTAAGTATATCCCTCCTTTGACTCTACGGCCATCAGCACCAACTTGACCGCATCCTCCATCTTGACCCAAAATCGTGTCATCTTCTCGTCGGTGATAGGGAAGGGTAGCTTGTTCTTGGCGCATCTCTCAAACAAGGGTAATACTGATCCTCTCGACCCCATTACGTTGCCGTAGCGCACACAATTAAAGATGGGCTTGTAGAAGTTGGAATCCAGCCATAGCTTCTCCCCAAGCCCCTTAGTCATACCGTAGAAGTTGATAGGGAGCACGGCCTTGTCTGTGGATACGAATGTCGCCCTCCGTACATCGTTTATGACACAAGCTGCCACAAGATTTGCGGTTCCTGACACGTTGGTATGTACCGCTTCAATCGGATTATATTCAACCGTGTCTACCCGCTTTAATGCGGCTGTGTGTATAACGTAGTCCACTCCCCTCAAGGCCATGCCCAACCTACCGCTGTCCCTTACATCTCCTATGAAATACCTAATTACCCCCTTTTTGTCGTCGATTTCACTCTTGGCAATCTCTTGCAAACCTTCATCACGCGAAAACAATATCACCTTCTTGGGATGATGGCTGTACAGTAGTTCCTTAGTGATTGCCTTCGCAAGAGAGCCACAGCCGCTGATGAACACAGTCTTGTTGTCTACCAAAGTTTTAACCACCTTCCCACATTGAATCTGACAACCAGCTTGACCCGCTTCCACCCCTTAACGGCGTATTTGTTCGTGATACCCGTGTACGACAGCCATGTCCTCGTCGTGGTCTCAGGGGTGAACTCCCACTCGATTATAAACAACCGGAACTTAATCTTCGGCGCAGGCATCAGTTGGCTTATGATGTTCTTCCTCACTTGAGGATTATACGTTCCCTTAATCTTGTGGCCTAAGATCATCCAACGGATTATACGCTTCTTGGTTCTCTCGTAGTTTCTTGCGGGGAAGGTTCTTGTCCTCGCTTTACCTTTCATTATGTAGATTCCGCGATACCGCAAATACGTCTGCGCTATCTTATACTTCTCTTCATTAGGGATAACATACTTCTCATCGTCTATATCTCCCTGACACGCTATCACATCAGCAGGAGAAATATAAGGTATGTCCGTAAGTATACCACGGCTGCATGAGTACACGTTAGGGCAGTCCATTCCCCACAGTATCATCGTCGAATACTTGTAAAAGCAATCTACCTGATCCGTAGGAACCCCATTCACGCCTTGCTTAAGTACCTTGGCGGGCGGTATCGGGAGCTTCTCTTCCTTCTCGTATCTACCGTCAACGCGCTTGTAGTTGATAAACCGATAGTCGCTATTAGGGAACCCCAAATCTACTCCGCACAGAAATGACCGCTTGTACCCCAAAAAGTTAGACACCGCAATCATCGTGTTCGACACGTTACCGCTATTCAACACATAAGCGTGAATCCCCGGCCATACCTTCTTGGTCTCCAAGTCCATAAACTCGCTGTACACCATCGGCATTATCTCACCGAAAAACGTATCCCCCGGATCGTGCATACGGAAGTAATACTTCGGCCCCTTCCATGCCCTAAGTACAACAGGGTCCATATTGGCATGAGTAATCAACGTGATGTTCTCTGTCTTCGCCTCGGTTACGAGAAAGGATTGCGTAGGGTCAGCGTCGATGATGAAGCAGTAGTTAGGTACAATCCCCAACGCCTCGCAGTACAACAACTGCGACGACGATACCATGATATCGCCTTTCCAATCCTTGAAGTACGGTTCAAAATCGTTAAGCGACGGCCCCGAACCCAAAAGTAGCACATTGTCGGGGTGCGTCCTCCCGGTTAATGCACCCGCATCCCGATTGTCTTCCTCAAACTCTGACTTAATTATGGCGTAATTTTCTGCCATGTTTTTAGTCCAAAACGGCATCCATCCCTGACGTATTTGGTTGTTGTAGTTATCAGGGTTATCTAACGCCTCTAACTTGCGGTTGTCATATATGCTTTGATATTTCATTATGCCTCCCAATCATCCTGCACATTCCTGTTTATCCCAACTCGCAAATATATTATGGTCGATAGCGGCATACCTCAATCTTTTCTTGCACCGCCTACACATAATAATACTATCGCCGTACTCCCGACCGAGCCATCCAGGGTCTTCCCCCACCATCTCCCATTCGTGCAGCTTTTGCTTGTTCCTTTTCTTTTTATTATATCGCGTTCTCTTTTTAAGATGGCCTTCCCATGTAAACCCATCAGGTACAAACATACCCATTCATTACGCCTCCTGTTGCTACATTATCGGCATATATATCTATTCCGTTAGCACAATAAGTGTCTCACGTATAAGTTGTGAAGGGTTCAATCCCCTTTCTTGTGCATATCTAATAACTCTTTTTTTTAGGTCGGGAGATATTGCCGCAGTAACCGTAGCACCCTTGCAGCTATAAACTTCGGGCACATATTCCCCATTCTTTATCTTCTGCAACCTGTCCCACTCTTCATCAGTCCAGCCACCCTTTAGTTTCCTATCACCCCAATATATCGGTTGTGCCATTATCCCTCGCTTAAAATGTGCCCCGGCCGGCGCGGGGCTTGCGCGTAATTGCCGGCAATGGTGAGCTTACTTTCAACGAAAGAATCACTCACTCAAGCAGGGGCAGGATTCGAACCTGCACGGATCAGAACGTCCGGAACCCTGGTACACCTTCGCAGTCTCAGACCGGATACGTCACTCCGATCCCAGGCACGTAGTGGACTACCAGCCTGCTGTTTTATGTACTGCTGCTTCTGCAAAGGGGGTCTGATCCTCCTGTTTGTCTGTAGCGTCTACCAATTCCGCCACCCTGCTAAGTGCCGGGATAGAAAAAGGCTACCCCGGCTCAATGATATGTCCTACATCTATTCTCAAGTTCCTCCCTGCATGCCCGTAGGCAAAATATCCCTCGCCATACGGCAAGGAGTTTACGCCTTCTTCAACTCCACCTCAGCGGCGTATCGTTGAGTTTCATATAGCTTTTGTTCCACGCCTTCCTCTAACTCTCCTAAAAGCAACCCTGTCAACATCGGTCTCAACGCTTGCACTACTGCCCACCCATTGACGGAATCTGTCTCTGAGAGATATGCGCCATCTTTCGCATAAATAATAACGGCGCGATTGTCCCCCTGCCTTATGTACAGGTTGTACCCGCACCATTCATTCGGTAATGCAAAATAGATTTTGAACTCCCCATTATCAATCAGAGGTGTGCGGGGACCGTGCTTGTCTAATTTCCATGCGGCTGGTTCGCACACATCCCAAATATCGGTGACGATGGCATTTTCTTCTGATCTTATCTTACTGCGCCATTCTTCCAATTTGTTCAATCGATCAAGGGCAATTTTCACCATATCACTATCACTCATCTCCTACCCCTTATCTTTAATATCTCCCGTCTACGCGGGAAAGGTCGAGATACGCATCTTTCAGCTTATCGTTTGTTTCTCGCTGCCCTTTCTTCAACCGCTCATTCTCGGCCTTGGCTTGCGCGAGGTCAACTTTGACTACCCGCCTTTCTTCTTGCAACTCGAAGTTCTTATCGGCAGCACTCGCAAGACCTTTTCTCAACCGCTCATTCTCGGCCTTGAGTGCGCCCAACGAATCTCTGTAGATATCTGCCTCATATATCAGCGTGGACTTATCAACCTTGAGATCATTGACTCTAATCGCGTAAGCCCTAATCTCTTCGTCGAGCTTATCTACGGTTCTATTTAGGTCTTCGTTCTCAGCCCGTAATTCATCACAATTCTCACACGCCGCTTCCAGCGCCATAGATAAATCGGGTTTATCTTCTTCGTCAGCCAACTGCTCTTGCAACCGTGCTATCTCGGCTATCAGTTCGTCTTTGTCACTGACTGCTACTTTTAGTCTTGCATTCTCGTCTTTTAGTTCTTCTATCTTCTCTTGCGTTTCTTCGGCGATGTCTTCTATGCGTAAATCCATTAACCGTTCATTCTCGGCCTTGAGACCTTGCATCAAATCGCTCTTAACACGACACTCGGCCCTGAGTTCATCTATGGTCATGCCGTAAGTCTCTTTATCTATTTTCAACCGCTCGTTCTCGGCCTTATATTTTTCTACAAGCATCCACCTGCCGCTTGAGTCCGTAGCAGTGATCTGACGTAGTTCATTGTTCTCGGCCTTGAGTTCGGCATTCTCCTTGTACACTCTTGCGACGACATTACGATTCTGCAATACCGACTCTTTGTACGTGACAATGGCTTCTGAGAGGCGGGCTATCTCGTCAACTTGTGCGTCACGTTCTTTGATGGTCGTGTCCAGGGCATCGGATACCGTCTCGTAGCGGTATTCTGCATCGGCTATCTCGGTCTTGAGGCGGTCTATCTCATCGCACATTTGAAACACGACACAGTCTGCCCACTGTGAACCTTTGCGTATATGGTCAGTGTCTATCGGCATCAACTCGTCGCCTTCGGGCTTGATGTGCGTGAATTGGATTTTGGGATTATCGCAGCAATATCGCGTATTCACCTTCCCGCAGTTTAGGCAATGACTGTACATGTGCCGTGGTTCGGGCTTGTCGGTATCCTGTGAGAGATGCCCTGCCTCTTTTACTGCTTCATTAAACCCTGTGTTGAGCTCTGCGATCTTGGTTTGTAGACGAGTCACCTCCGGCGGTATAGCTTCCAGCCATCGCATTGCTTTCACGCCGTGGCAACGAGTACAGTTATATATTTTGCTTTTATCACGCCAGCGATAATCTTGTTCTGTGCGAGTAGCCCCACATTTCGCGCAAACCCAATGCCCATTGCTCTCCGGTTCGGGCTTGCCGATAGGCACATTAACCGAGTTTGTTTGGCAGTTTTCACACCATGCCCCTTCTTTCCCTTCATAGCTGTGCAACACCTTCGGTATTACGCCGCAATTTGCGCATTTCAGGACAGGCAGGTCGCAGTCGCTTCCAAGGGGCGGGTATATCTCGTTGTGCATTACCAGTTCTTCAGTATTTAATCTCTCAACCATTTCCTGCGGTTCCATACATTTACCGTCAAGATAAACCTCACAGCCGGGATTACATCCTCCCCCATTCGCTATAGTGATACACCTTAGCGCAGAGGTATAATCCACAAGGGGCAGGGTGTCGGGCGGTGACGAGTCGTAAGGGTGCGGCGGTAAATTGTACCTTGGCAAAGTAGTCACATCGACATAGCCCGCTACGTGACAATGTTTCTCCAACGCTTCTATGCGCTTCCTGTCTTTTTGTCGATCAAGTTGCAGTGAATAAATCAACCCAGCGAGACTATCACGATGTTGCTCAGCTTTGAATGGGTCAAACTCTTCCTTGCTCGCTTCCAACTTCGCCAACCGCTCCTCAACTCCCGGCGTGCCTGATAACCCCTGAAAATACCGTGCGTCTGCTTCTTGCTTTTCGTTACTCATCTTCTTGGCCTCCATTCTCCGTCTGGGTCGCGTTGTTCTTCCCAATCGTTTACATCTGCCGGATACATTTCGCCACACTTCATCATTTCTTCCCCGCAACACTCTGGCGCGTTATGATTCATTGGGACTCGTTTTTCTTGGTTGCATTTTCTGCAAACGTATTCCCCTTCTACTTGATAGTCTGCGGGTCTGTAATAATCATTCATCCTTGTGCCTCCTCACCCCGTCCGGGTGCGTAGTTTTTCGTCTTCTGTTTCGATGTGTGCGGTGGTGTAAACGTATTGTTCAAATGGGTTATTGGTACTTGCGCTTCTTTTTGTGTAATCTGGATTCCCGGCGCAAGGGCAATGAGCTATCCACGGAGCGTTACTCATGCCGCAAACTGGACACTTCCATCCTTCCGTCATCTCTTTACTCCTTCTCTTTTTTACTGGTGACAAATAACGGGAAACAGGCTACGTGTATCCGTTTGCCATAACCACCATCGTAGTATTCCTCACCACACGATATGATTTTTTTACAGACACGGCATTCGTGCATTGTCCTACACGTTCGGCGCGGATATATCTTCCAACCTTCTCTATACATCGCTTTACTCCTTCTCTTGGGGCGGGTCATAAATTTTTTCGACAAGTACGCACCCGCAGTAACAGCAATACTTCATGCCGTTTTCACTCGGTGTGCCGTCCTCAAACACAAACATTTCGCCGCAGGATGTCTCCCAATTACCGTCAACATTTTCAGTCCATGTACAACTACCCATCACTCAGCCTCCTAATTGCATTTCTCGATATTATTTCCTCTTGCCCATTCTCGAATCTAACATGGACACTATTGCGGGAAAGTCGGTGTAGCACTTCACACTTGAGGCCCTTCAGTGTCTTGCGCTTTTCATTGTTGCCCCAAGCATAGTGATATTTCATCACTCAGCCTCCATTAACGTACCATCCAACCATTCACGAAGCCTAAGGATAAGAAGTCGTGCTTCCTTTTCTGTCATTCCGATATATCCACGTAACCCATCGCAGTTGCCACCGAGTAACTGCATACATCGTCCTTTGTCTACGCCGCCATAATATCCGGTTAGAGATATATCATGCGGCCCTTTAATCTTCCCATATTCCGTACTCATCACTCAGCCTCCTCTTTCTTTTTTGTGGGCAAGCGGTTGATGTTTACTCTAACCAAACCAAACAACGAACCACATATCACGGAAAGAATAAGTATGGTTCCCAACCACGTCCAAAAGTCTCTGAAAATGAACTCTAATATCTCAATCATCTCACTCAGCCTCCGCTATTATCGATTTCAATTTATCCTCGTACTCTTTTCGCAACTCTATATAATCATAAACCCGTCTACCTACATACTTAAAACTTCGCGCATACATAGCATTATAAACCGCCTCACCGTACTTGTCAACAAACTTTTTCCGATAAGGCTCGTAATCATGCTCATGCTTAATGTTACATCCCTTACAACTGCAATTCGTGTTCAATTCATCGAATCGTGTAGCCTCTCGCGCGGCAGTTATCAAGTGTCCCGCATCCATCGAATATCTATCGCCTACTTTGCCGCAGATGAAACAGGTAAAGTTATCGCGCTCACGGATATATTGGTTGAATGCTTTAATAGCCGCTTTCTTGGCAGTCTTTACGGTAGGCTTACTCATGGTTAAACCTTCTCGCGCGGTCTTCCCACTTGCGGGCACGAGTGGCGTACTTGACGGCACGACGACGATGCCCTTGTCGTCTATTCGCAGTAGTCGCTTGCGGGAAACATCTAAGCACACACAAATCGAGCTCTGCCCTTCTCGACTTCCGCCAATACCACCGGCTTATCGCCATGAATAAGTTATACATCTAATAGCTCCTTGTTCTCGTAGATGTTGCCAATGTAAGCAAGGTTTATTTGTGCCGCTGCCCTCGGATGAAAACCGCCCTTTTCTTTTATACCAAACCGTGCGCCCTTCTCTTGCCAATATATTTCTCCTTCATGTATTACTCCTGGTTGAGTTTCGTAGACAATATAGTCACCTTCATACAATTCCCGCCCTGTTATATCCTTAAGTCCGATGTATTGCATATAGGTCAAATAATCAATGCGTAATATTTCATTGATAGACCATTGCTCAGTCCACCCATATCCCGTATCATTACAATTCAACATTTTCCTGCCATCCCATGCCCTAAACTTTATCTCTCTATACAGCATATTTCCCCCTCGCCTCGCATTGATGAGGCTCTATGTTCTCTACTTTTATTCTCGGCAAAAGTACGTCTTCCATTAGCGGTATCTTGTCACCGTCCTCATCTACCCCGCGCCATACCTTCTCGCCCTTCTCGCCCCGGCGTTGAAAGGATACCTTATCATGCACCGTATACCAATGGCAAGAAGCTAAGTACCAGGAACCGCACTTGAAGCACTTTAGACCAAACTTGTCGCTTGTCATTTCTGCTCCCTCTCAAACGCATCGAGATACCCCGGAAACTTCGACGGGGCGAATATCGTCTCTATACGTATGTACTTACGTTGTTCAATGTCATCCTTCTTGCTGATGTATGAGAAGGCTATCGCTTTCTTGCATTGGTCTACGGTGTACCCCTCTGCCAACCTTGCGTTTATCATAGACCTGAGAGGCTTGGTAGTAGAGCGTACCTGACTCCCGGTTTTAGTACGGAAGTATTCAAACACATCATCAATTTGCGAAGCAAACTCTTCTCTTATGTTCTTCTTATCTACTCTACTCTTATCTAATCTAATCAAATCGCCAGACTTTGCCAGACTTTGCTTAGCACTTGCTACAGTTTGCTTAGCTTTTGCTACACCTCCGAGCCTTCCGGCAGCGGTACGTTGAGCTACAAGTTCCTCGTATACTTCCATCCTTTTCATTAGACTTTTGCTCCACACAAATTCTCCGTCGCTCTCGAGAAGATAGTAGACGTTGATACAATCGTCAATAAATGCTTCTACCTCTGGAAACCCAAGTGAATAGCGTAATAGTGGGATTTCCCTAATAGGCAATTTATATCCTTCGGTTTCTCGCAATATCTCTACCAACATCCACCATGCCCCATATCCAGCAATCCCGTACTTTTCTCGCATTGCCACAATCTTCACATCATGCCTTGCATTTATATCATGCTTGAACCAATCTCTCGCCATTTCTACCTCTTCAGCCATGCTACTATATCCTATGGATTCTTGTGAAGGGAAGACCTCTTGTATCTATCATGAGTCTTCCATACTGCCTGAAGGCTTATCCCCGTTGCAGCGGCTATGTCACGGAACAGTATACCGTCACCACGCAATCTGACAATCATCTCGCGCCTATCTTCCCATTCTTTCTTGCTCGTACCTTTTCGTGCAAACCCAAGACCCTTTATATCTCTCGTGTCGAAGTACGGGCTTGTTATCACAATATGTGAGGGCATGATTTGCTGCGGGTGGCCGTATAGTGCGGTAACGTATTTACTTGTCACGTTTCATTCTCCCTAACATCTTCCCCAACGGCTTGCTCTCGCCCACGGTGTAGGTACGCACCGCATCAAGTACCGCTATGATACAGCACATCCACACAAGGATTGCAACTAACACGATAGGTACGCCGATTATGGCGAGCATGATTGATTCAAGCATTTACGTCTCCTTCAATGCCAGGGTTACGCGCAATGCCACGCCACGGATTACTAATATATCATCTCGGGGCGTACCATCAGCCACAAATACATCCACATCCTTCATTACATCTTCCAAGGTTGTGAATTCAATAATGTCAGAATCCCCGGTAATGTGCACAAAAAACATTTCGTCCATTCAAATCTCCTTTAACCTTAGATTAAGAAATGACGCGACCTCGTGCGCCGTGTCGATGAGCATCGCACACTCAACCGTGCTGCTATTAGCCTCACTCTCGGGTACTACGTTACCAAACGAGTCGGTGCGGAATGGATAGCCCCTGCTGATAGCACGCCGCTTGATTTCCATTTTCACATCATCGAAGTCATCACCGGTGTACTGCGCTATCTGTTGGATGTGCCCGTTGAGATGGTGAGACTGACTCTTGTCGCCCGTGGTACGCGGCTTGCGGGGCATACCGAGTTTAACGTAGACTTGGGTGATGCGCTTGTGGAATAGCTTCTCTTTCAACAACTCCAAGGATATATCGTAAGATTTCGGGAACGCCAAGGTAATACTACCATCTGGAACCATGAAATCTATATCGCAATTGTTGCATTCAATCATAAATCCACCTCAATATTGATTTTATTTCCGCATCTCTTGCATTGAGTGACTACCCCAAGACCATAATGTACATGGAAATTGTCTACCTTCTTTCGGCTATATCTATCGCAATTATCACACCATTTATACAACGCAATGTGCGATTCGATAATCGGAATAAATATTATTAGACCTATACCAATGCCGACAAAAAACCATGCCATCAGAATATATCCAGTTCGCTATCGCTATCGGGTAAGTGCGGTTCCTGGTTGTACTTCTTGTCTTCGGCTAATTGTTTCGCCGCCTTGGTAGCCGATACCTTTGTGCGCTCCTTCTGCTCCGGCGCGTTCATCTTGCGTATCTCGGCCTTGACTTCCTTGTAGATTATCTCAAGGGTGTCAACGTCTTCCTTGCCAACGGCAATATCAACGTCCATTACTGTAGCGGTCTTGAAGTCTTCACTCAAGTCGGGATTGTCCTCGATCAGTTGGAGAATTGAAGTCTTCCCCTTCGTAATCCGATGGGTTTTTTCTTTATCGTCCAACTCGGCTGACGATATCTTGTCGGGGTCTTCACCCGTGGGTATCGCAAACGTCCGCAAGAATAGGTACTTGAAGGAATACGTCATCGCCTTCCCTACGCCCTTGTCTTGCGTGTCCGCTCCGGTTCCCGAAGATACCGCGTCGATGTAGCTACCGTCCTCGGTGTCCACAAATCGATAGGTAGTATCAACCGTTGACAGGTTTCCTTCCCGTGAGTGTGATTGGATGATAGGGTAGACGATGATGCCTTGCTCTACCAACTTTTCACGTACCACGCCCGTAATCTTCTCCTCGCTCAATCCCTTGTAGCTCGTCGTGCCGTAGGAAATCTTATCGTCTTTCTGCAAGTACCCGACTCCCTTCATTACGGCCAACATTTTCTTGTAAATGCCCATAGTTTCGCTCATTTCCATTCACCCCCATAATAATGCTCCGATATCTCATCGGAGATTTGCGCTTGTACTTTGTCGCTCAAAAGGTCATAAATGTCAACCTCTTCTTTCACATCGTTAGCAAGGTAAACACTCATCAAGTCCACATCGCCGTTGTATATCTCATAATTGACTTGCAGTTTAATGTGTTCTATCTTGGTCTCAAACCCGCTACTAACCCTCATCTGTCACCTCCAATGCTTCGTCCATGTCGAATTGTCGCACCATAAAACACAAGTGGCCAAGTGCCTGGTCAGCCTCGCAGAATATCGCACCCGCTTGGTCAAGGTTCCCGCTATGCACCGCCCACCCCACGTCCTCGAGTAGCTTCACTACACGGTCACGTTGCTTCTCTTCATCGTCACGATATGGTCTGTTCATCTTTTTCTATCCTCTCGAAAAACTCTCCTAAATCTCTCACCACATCTTGTCGCCTTGGCTTTGTTTCATCTATAGAGCGATACGCCTTACGCGCCAATGCGAGCAATTCGCCATAACGCTCATATAACTTATCAATATCGATTTCAACTAACATTCTCCCCTCCTGCATGATTCTACCCAATCGAGTAGTTGAATGTCGGTGAAGTAAACCCTACGGCCTATCCTAACACACCGCAACTCACCCGATTTCACTTGTGATTGCAATGTCCTAACCGTCAATCTTAACAGCTTACCTGCTTCGGGATAAGTGTATAAATTGGCGTGTATCATATACACAATAGATTGGTAAATCTTTTTCCACTCTATGTTGACTAACGCACGCCTCCCTTTGCGCTTGTACCATATAGGACTATCCTTTGTTATCTCGTAACCATTTATCCCAAGCCAATATCTAAGTGGCTTATCCTTTTTGTTGTAATTACATTGTGGGCATACTGCCGTAAGATTGTGTTTGCCATTGGAACCACCCAAGGCAATGGGACGGATATGGTCAATATGGAAGCTGTCTTTTGCTATTGGTTTGCCACAATAAGGACAAACACCGTGTACTTCATTATAAAACCAGTCTCTATCTTTGGGCATTTTGCGCTTCATTTTTCACCTCCACATGACAATTACCAATCCACACAAGTAACTCTGACTCTTCAAAATAGACCCTCCTCCCGATTCTGTAATATGGTATTGCTTTAGCCTTGACCCATCTCTTGAGCGTTCTCGCTGACACGCCAAGGAACAACGCAGTATCCTCATACCGCATCTTCCCCCGCATCGCTTGTGCTATCATAGGTCTGTATTTCATTGTCACCTCCTGACACTATCATTAACCATACTATATCCTTCGACATATTGCAAGCAAAACTTTAGCATTATTTTGAGATATTTTCGGTATGATATATGTTACTTTGTGGGGGTGGAATGTCTCACCGGTGCGACATTTTTACGCGAATTATGACGGGATGCATAACAGATATCGGCAATTCGTATGTTAATAACATGGCCGAGGTTAGCGTGCGGATTGATGTTGCGATGCAGGAAATAAGTATAAGAATTACCTGCACTATTGTTGACAATTAGCCACTATAGTACGCAATTCGTTACTACTATTTAACGTATTTGTTAAGTTATCAACCTGTGCATAATTTGCATAAGTTGAACCTGTGAGGAATACTTACAAGTTGCCGCAATATGTATACACTTATCGCTAAATGTAAACATATTGTGAAATGCATACCCTGAGTATGCGCGAAGGTATAATAACAAACTCCGTTAATATACCTTAGTGCCCGAAGGTATATTAGAGTAGCAGTCCTGCGATGAGTCCGGCAAGAGCGGCGACGAGGCTAACGATTACCGTTGTCTTGAGAGCTTCTTGCCTTTGCGCGTCGTAGGATTTCTTTAGCGCGGTCAACGTCAGCGACATTATCTCGGTTTCGAGCTGCAATTTCCCCTGCGCTTCTTGCGCTAACTTCAAGCTGCTCTCCAAGGTTGTTATTGTAGTCGATTGCTCGTTCAGCCGATTCCCTAAGTTCGTGAAGATTGCTGTCAACTCGTTGTACTCGGCCTCCGTCAGTGTTACGTCTGCCCAAGAGAAAGGCACCGATAGCAGCAAGAACAGCAGCGATAGTAGCAAAAACCGTCTTAAGTGTAGCATTCATATCCTCTCTAAAATCTCCCGTATCTTTTCCCATGAAATAGGCTTTTTCTCTGGTTCGATAGTACCGCCACTACTTAATAGGTTATTATAATCTTCAAGAAACATGATAAGATGTTCCTTTCGTATCGGGACTATAGATGATTGGTTAGATATCATTTCCCCAACCTCTCGGCTAACGTGCCGATACCCAACAACGCCGCACCTGAAGCGATGAGCGATAGCCCCGCATACTTGATAACGTCTCCCCCAGGCGGGATAGCGAAGAAACCGTATATCCCCATTGCCACGAGCAACAGCGAGCCGAGTGCTATCATGGCTATACCGGATACCCTTTTGCTACTTGTCTCGCCCTGTGGGCCTTCTATGATGCCTCTCAGCCAAGATTCTGACTTACCTGCCATTCTTCACCTCCGTCAATCGATTAAGTATACGCTCGAACTTACCGACCATTCTGCACATATATCTTGCAACTAACACCGTACTGACCGCAAGTATCACGATGAGTATAAGCACAAGTATCAGCAATACGGCAACGGTCATGAGTATTCCTTCCCGTTGAAAATGAAACCTTTCTTCGTCATGATTATCGGGTATAGATTGAAATTGCCCGCGTCGTTGAAATATATCACGGCGAAACCGTTAGCCCAATGACTTGGGCCTCGCATCCAAGTAGGGTTCTTGTCGCACAGACAGCCTACGCTCCATGAAGCCCACTCATCATTCCGCAAGGGTACGCCCATGCTGTAGGTCTGGAAGGCGTGAACGTGGCCGTAGAGGACATTCCCCATGTACTTCATTAACTGCTTCTTTGCGTGATGTTCGCCCGTGTAAGTACCGTGCAGGACGTTGAGTTTGCCGATAGCTACAGGTTGCTTGTCTAAAGGGTAGTACTCTATGCCAAGTTTGGCGAAGTCAACGTTAGTAGTAAGCTCAGCCATACCTTGTAGCAATGGCTGTTTCTCGATAGCCCTTGTCAACCGTTCCTCATGGTTCCCCTCAAGAAATATCATACGCTCGCAATACTCACGCAACATCGCAAGTTCAGCGTTGAGTGCGTCGAAGTCTTTGCGTAACCGTTTACCTTCAAGCAAGAGCAACTTCTCTTTGTTGAAGCTCGATATGTACGATAAGTCAAGATGATCGCCGCCACCGATAAGTGTGTGCGGTCGGAAGTCTTTAACAAAATTGATAAATAACTCCCACGACCAATGGGCGGGTTCATCGTGGACTAAGTGTCTATCGGCGAAATATACAGCAGATTTCAAACCTTCACCACTTCCACATCGGGTGGATAATTTTCGGGGTGTTCATCATCGTAGTCCCCTGGTACTATCTCCCGAATATTCATGGGCAATTTAGCCAACTCCACAAGAGACCATCTGACAATATCCAAATCAGAGTCAGTCCAATCGCCCTTGTATTCGGCAAAATGTTCCAAACACCATTCGGCACTATCAAAGTTTTCATCATCCCATACGATATGAGCTGGCCCATAATGTAGCGGGTCGCTGTCTCCACCCAATTTATCAATAGCTTGCTTATAGATTTCCGCTACTGACTTGGGCCATCCCCAATAACAATACCAACATATACCCATAATATACCTCTTACTACATTATCGGCACAATTTGTCGATGCTTTAGCGAAATTGTCGCAAGTTATGTCGCAAGATTGTCACACGGAAAGCGTAATAGGTTCGTGTTTGCCAAGCAGTTTGTTTATCATATCGACAAGCCATAGCAGCTCATCTTTGCGGTAGACGCGTATGCATCCTGTAGTTGTCAGGGAAGCGGAGAAGTGGATACCATACCCGATGTCAAGGACATAATCCTTCGTGGGCTTGCTGTACCCGCCGTCCTCAAGCTCCCAAACGGGTAGCCATTGCTCAGCGTCAGTAGGGATGAAATATGGTGCACGGTATGAATCATCGCGCATTCTCGGCCTACTTACTTCCCAAGTACCCTGCGGAAATGTTCGGGGCATTACGGGGTAACCTTTGCCGTCATTGTTGTACGGGTCTTCGGTGATAGCGTAGATAACCTCTTTACGTGGATCCTTATCGGGGTTAGGCCGCCACTTGTTAAGCTCATTGCGTACCACGCAGTCAGCCTTAACATCACGTACACAGCCGTTGTACATACACTCCAAGACCTCGCGGTCAGGGTAGAAGTTAATCTTCACTTGCCGCGTATCTCCACAAGCAGGGCTTTAATATACGCAAGGTCTTTCTGTATCTCGGCAAATTGTACGGCGTTGCTTTTAGACTCAATCTGAAACGCCCGTATACTCCCTCGGTTCTCCATAATGGTAATCTCATTGTAGTCAACCTGAGAATTGATTTGACCCCACGCTACGGCAAGCCCTATTAGTAATACGATAACTGTTATCAAGTTAGCAATTATGCTAACCCCATTACGCGAGAAAAAGTCTTTCATCATATCCTCCTAGAAATACCAACCCCAACTTCCTTTTTGCACGACAATGTCCGTATTGGCCGCAAGCTCATTCGCAAACCGCGCCGCAAAAGTCCCGTTAGAAGTACACAAGTACCGCCCCTGAATTATACAGACCAAATCTACTCCGGCGGTAATCGTCGCTGTCAACAGAGTCATGTCATTAACCGCTACATTATGCTTCTGGAGCCACGTAGCTACCCCTGCTGCCCCGTTAGCAACCGTTTGTATCGTGCTGAAATGGTCTACCGTCCCGCCGGGGTGATTGACGCTTGCTTTCCATCCCGTCGTGGTCGCGGCACTTCTGAAGACAATGTAGAAATAGAAGGCGTAATCAGTTCCGGTGACTACAGAGAATGTTAAATTGGTAATGTCGGTAAAGGTTGCGGCTCCGGCATTTATTGTCTGATTAGTAGTAGTTTTGAGAGTTGTTATGCTACCGCTTGGGGCAGCACCCGCCGTAGCCCACTTCAAATCGTGATCGGTAGAAGATGCTTTTGCTAAGACTGTATCTATAGCACCTCCCTTGGGTACTCCGATATGGTCATTGTCGCCCGTATCATCAGCAATAGCTAGTTTCATATTTCCTCCTAAACCAGAGTATAAAGGGGCTGGTAATAAAATTGATCTGTAATCTGATTTCCGTCATCTTGCACATACACCTTCACCCATCCACGCAGCGTTGCCGTAGTAACATCGCCGTTATCCACGATAGATTGCGTCACGTTAGCGGCGGCCGCAGTCCCGATGTATCTGATAAAATCCTCGCTCACGTCGGCCTGGTCTACCGTGAGGACGGGCTTTGCCCCTGTGGTGCTTGTTTGGTCTACGTGGAGCTGTGCAGCAGGGGCGGCAATACCTATACCTACGTTGACGGTAGTACCAGAAGTTGCAACAAGCCTAAGCCCTTCAACTAATGAAGTAGTGTAACTTGAATATAAAGCTAAATCATTTATTGTCCCTGCCGCATTAGAAGAAATTGATTGTACTCGTCCGACTATAGTAGGACTCCCAAGGCTTGCATCGTTACTCTCAAAATCAACTGCTCCTATTACTACTTTGTCAGCTATCGTTGTTGCGGTTGCGGTAAGTTTGAGAGTCGTGAGGAAAGGGGAAGATATTTCTAATGGAGTATCAGGACTACTAGTACCTATACCTACGTTGCCGCTTGCGTCTATCGTCAGCCGCGTATTAGTCCCGATAGCAGTAGTGCCTATCTTCAGCTTGTCGCTGTCACCGTCGTCTACGCCCATAGTGAAGACCTTAGTACCCGACAAAGCCCATGCAAGGTAGGGGTCGCCATCGGCAGCAGAGTTGGAGATTTGGATTGCGGTTGTTGCGGCAGAACTTTCTACTTCTAACAGTTCCGCAGGATCGGCAATGCCTATGCCGACATTGCCGCCTTGGAGATAGGAGTTGCCGTCATTGCGTACAAGCAACGTATTAGTTCCGTTGTCACTCAGGGACGTAGTAGCACCCGAAGTGTCGTTGCCAACTATAGTAGTTTGGTTTGCCGACGCTGCGGTATATATCCCCGTAGTCGCCGTTGTTACTATGTTGTTAGCCACAATACAGTTGTCGGATGCAACATATACACCGTACCTACAATCGTATATAACATTACCAGTTACGACACAATCATCTGCACTCGTTTGAAGAATTATGCCGTCGTTAGAAGGCCCAGTAGACATTATAAATGCATTATTAGATATCACACACCTGGGAGCATATACATTTACACCCTCTATGTTATCACCAGTAGAAATGAGCGTGTTCCCCGATACTATAGCCCCTCCCGTTGTATCCGATAGGTACACCATGTTGGATATAACGCCATCGTTAGCTATGTGACAATTGGTAATCTTACTGCTTGATGTTTTAATAAAGTGTACACCACAAGAGTTGAAATAGATGTTGTTAACATTAACATTATCACAGTTAGCTGTGTCTCCGAACTTCCACACCTTACCACCCACAACACTGAAATTCTGTAATGTTATGTTGTCCACCCCGTCTATATCTATGATACTTGAGACTCCCGATGTGTCAATAATAGAATAATCGCCCTCACCCGTAAACATTACATTGTTTTTCATGGCAAATGCACTAGTAGAACCAAAGACTATAGTACCGCGCAATATGGTTACGCTACCACCACCCCGCGCACCATTCACAAAGGCTATTGCCGCATTCAGTAGTATTAGGTCATCCGTTCCCGTACATTGATAATCTGCGTCTACTATCTCGGTTGCGTCATAAGGGGCAACAGTAACAAAACTTGAACTACCCCTAACGACATCATTCGTTACATACTTGATGTTGTTATCGCTATCCACCCATAGCTTGCCTACGGCTCTCCATGAGAAGATTGGGTGGGCATAATACAAATATTGGTCTGAGAATTCGGGTACACCCCGGTCTACTTTGAAATCGCCAAGAGTAGTTAAATAAATGTAATAAAAATATTGTCCAATCCGTGCACCAACAAAATCACCATCCACTATAGTATGAGATTCGTTAATAGTTACCTGTCGCCCCTCGACACTTGTAGACCCCGCAGCAAGAGTAACGTGATAGTTGATATCTAATATAGCCTTAAAGCCTTCAAGATACCCCGGCGGTAGGTTGCTAATATCCGCACTAAGTACCGCATCACCCGCCGCCGCCCGCGCCGCCGCTATCGCATCATAATCACTCATAGCCCAATCCTCCGTCTCTGCGCGTCACGCTGTAAGCCGTACTGCAACGCCCTTTGTTCGTACCCCGGCAACGTGCGCTTCCATGCACTCCTATCCTTCATCGCCTTCGCTTCTATGTCCCGCGCCAATTGTTCTGACTCATATTCCTCGTCCATCTCTTTGAACTTCATGCCGAAAAAGTAGGTAAGGTTGTCGAACAAGTCGGCCATACCCTCGTACTTGTCCTTACGTCCCGTAGTCTCCTCTATCACCTGATCCAATCCGGTAGCATCTATAGCACCATCGATGAGCTTGCCCACGGTTCTCAGTAACGGAATGTTGACAGTAAGTAATTGCTCCGCTTCCTCATCCATCTCCAATCTGCCGTTCTTTATGTTTATCCCCATACCGCCGTCGAACCCCATCTTGCGTAAGGCGTTGTCGATAAACGTAATAACTTGAGGCTTGTTGGCAATCAGATTAGCAACGTCGGGTGCTGCTACTCTGTCCAAGAACTCACGCTTCTTGAACAGGTTCTCTTGTGATGCCTCTTGGATAAAGGTCTTGATTATCGGATGAGACGCAGAGGTAAACTCTTCCAACAACGCCTTGGGGTCAATCTTGGGCAACATCCCGCCCTCCTCAAAGAACAGGGGAATCTTGTTCAAATCGGCATAGGGAAAGTTGGGCCACCACATCATTGGCCCTCTCTCTCCCGCAGACACAGGTAAGTAACCCGCTTGCTTCATGTATTCAGGCACAAGCGAATAATCGAAGTCCTCGGAAGTAACCGCATCCTCCGCTTTAGCCGCCACCCTGTACATATCGGGCATGAGCATCAGCCCTGAGATTTGGTTAGCCGTATTTTTTCTAATCCATGAGTAAAAGGGGATAATGTTCTTTAGGTATTTCTGTTCTGCTTCAGACAGGTCTCCGTAGTCAAGGAACCACTTCTTCGTGTCTAACTTGGCAAACTCTTTAGCCGCATCTTCAGCAACCCCCGACTTAGCCATATCGTCCAACGTGAGTAAGTAGGAATGGAACCTCGCATGGTTCTCTATGAAAGTACCAGCCTGACGAGAAGCGGCGGGAAGCGCGAATTCCCTCGACAATGGATTGAACCGCTTGCCTATATTGACCTTGGGCTTGACCTCTTTTGTCACATCGCCAATCATTGTCTTCAGAGACATGATACCGTTCTCTCTCGCTTCCTCGGCTATCTGTTTCAGTGTTTTGCCACCGATAACATGAGACAGCATTTCGTCTATTTGTCCCTCTGATATGTTGAATCTCTCCGTAAGAATCTTCTTGAACTTGAGGGGATTGAGGGCATATGCTACCCCTACCGCCGCCCGGACATATGCTCGTGGATCAAACCAATTCATCCCGTGCCTAAAGAATCCGGTGACGTTGTTACAGAAGAAGTTCCTCATATGGAATCCGGGCGTAGCCGTGGCAAGCCCCTTCCACCATGAGGTAAAGTTCATAAACAGTTTCTTCATCCCCTGCATCGTGTCGTCGGAAGCGGTCATGGCGTAGGTCTTGTCTACGATATCCCTTACATCCTTGTCGAAGAGAAGTCCCGCCATGCCGGGATCATTACTTGCCTGTAGGTCGTTGTAGATATTCCCCATACGGTGATATCCAGCCTTGGCAAACTTACCCATGTCTTCCATCACTCCCGCCGGAATACCGAACTCGCGCATACTCTCTATTAAGTTCCCCCTTCCCATGACTCTCGCATGTGCCGTGATACGTGCGTTAAGCATCTCCTCAAGGTTTGTGCTGATAGGCGCAAGACCGTTGTCCTCAATGAACTTCTTGGCAACTACGTCAACCGCTTGTCCCGTAGCCTTTGCCTCTGCCTCTATCCAATTACCGAACATCTCCTTAGCGAACTCTATACCCTGTTTCTCGGACTGTAGGTAAGTAGCCTTTGTGGTTTTCATAAAGCCGGGGTCGGCAGGACTTATAAGTTTACCCGCCCTCTTCTTTCCCGTGAACGGTCTATTCTGTATCTTGGGAATGTAGTTCTGCCATTGCCCCATCTCGTCCTGTTTGAAGATACCTTTCTCTACGAGACCCATCTCCTTGTCACGCATACCCTTGAATGCGTTGTCCATGCCTTCCCAAAACTTTCCTATCTTGTCTGCATCTTCTTTGGTAATCCCCAAGGCTTTCAGCTTCTCAAATACACTCGCGTCAAGCCCCCGCGCCTTGAGTACCTTTATCGTCTCATCAAAGTTGTCTACACCCTTGAGTACGTCTTGTATCCTACGAATCTGCCCATGATAACTTCCTAGGACATTGCTCAATGCTTCCTGCGCCTTACCTACACGCTTCTGCCCCTTGAGTACGGCAAACTCCACCTGTTCCATGATTGCCCTTGCGTCAACGGCTTTCTGCAACAGGTCTTCGCCCATATCTCTCAGGAGTGGGTCTACAGCCTCCACTACCTCATTCCTTGCCACAAGACGGATACCCTCGGCATCCATCTTACGTGCGTTGAGGAGCTTCTGATACGGGTTGCGGATCCCGAATGTACGCTTGAGTAATCCGACTACAGACGGGCCGTTGACAAGAGAGTACCACGCTTCGGCAAGCCCCGACTTCTCGGCCTTCTCCGATAGCATCGCACCCAACTTGTCTATTCCCTGTGCGAGAGGATTGGCTTGCCTAACGCCCTTGCCCACCTCACGCCCAAGTATTCTTGTTCCCCGTTCTCCCGCACCCTTGTATCCCGACTCAATAGACTGTGTAAGTGCATCAAGCCCCTGAGGACGCATGAGGGTTTCGGGTACGGCACGAATATCCATTCCTTGTTCGGTCAGTTCCTTCATGGTCTTTTCCATGTGAAGGTTCTTAACTTGTTCAAGTCCAGTCTGCATCTGTTTCTGTAGTACATCGGCGGGAGTTTGAAGGGCTTCCTTGTATGCTTGTCTATACAGTACGTCTTGCTGTCTCGCTACCGATGACGCACCTTTCTTGGCAACATCAGCAAGCCCCTCTCTTCCAACTCTCGCACCCGTCTTCAGAGTATCAAGAGTAGTCAGGGCTTGGTTGAGTTTCAGTACATCAGGTGCATACTTGGTGGCGGCGGCCCGCGCCGCTTCAGTTGCCATTCCCGTAGGACGCAGAGCTTTGAGGGGAGAGATATATGTAAGAGGGTCTAGGAATATGTCACCCGCAAGTCCTAATGCACCTGCGGGGGTTATGGAACCCAAGGTACGGTTAAATAGCGTCTTTAGCTTATCGTCGCCCTCGTACTTCTCTTGCAAGGGCTTAGTCCATTCTTCAAGCGACTTGCCAAGGAACTCACCGTGTTCCTCTGCGTTCTGCTTGATAATGTCCGAGAAGGTGTTTTTGTCCTGTAAGGTAAGTCCCTTGAAACCAGACTTAACAGCATCCCACGCCGCTTCACCAAGAGGCTTGTTATACTTAATAGAGTCGTAGATAGAGTCTACGATATTCGCAGAGGCATAGTTGCCCACTTGGAGAACGTCGAAGATGAAGGAGAGGAGAGGGATACGCTTGCGCTTCTTGACTTCTTCTTCTTTGATGGGCTGAGAGAAGTAGCGCATTTCAGCTTCGTATTGAGTAGGTTGTCTTGGGGCAGACCTTGACGGGGGCCGTGGGGCTATAGGTCTTGAGAGTTTTGCTACATTTGTAGTTAGGTCAAGGAGACTTGCCATGTAAGCTCCTATTCTTGATCGGGAATATCGCTGTAACCACCAGCCCTATATCCAGCAGGCAAGAGTCTGTCCAATATGCCTTGAAGTTTCTTCATATGGGAATCTGATTTTGAAGATTCACGGATGCTTCCCCAGGGTGAATCGATAATATCATTGGTCGCATCTTTTATTGCGTTAATATCATCTATGCTCAACTTCTCTGCCATAGTATTGAGTTGTTTAATCTTGCTCCATACTGATTTCTCTTTACCAATAATAGTTCTAAGTTCGGCATTGGCGAACACATCTCCTGCTGTGTCTCCGGTATCATCCCCGGTGATGGGACTTGTAGTGCTAACGTCAGTACCTCCCTTTTCCGCATTGGCTAATCTACTTATGCGTTCTCCAAGTGCTGCGATAGCATCTTGGGTCTCTTTATTAACTACAGGAGTCTCACCCGCCGCTTCTGCGGGTGGGCCAGATACGGTTTCCCACAGGGCTGATAGTTCCTTATTGAACTTCGGGTTGGTAGACACAATCCACTGTCTGAAATGCTTGTCAATTTGATCGTACATCTCGGGGTTGTTTTTGCGTATCGTGTCGAGACTATTTATAATCCCATAACCCGTGTTGAGATCTACCCCCTCAAATACGTCAGGGAATATTTCCTTTAGGTTAGCAATACCCGCTCTCCATGCCGCATCTTGACCGCTACCGAACTCGGCTAATTGGGCATTCAATAACATCTCCCGGCCCTTTGCTTCTTGTTCTCTTATGTCTAATTCTCTTCCCCTTAACCCCATCTCATCGTCCCATTGGAGACCTTGGCGGTCAAACTCCTGTTTCCATTGATCCACTTTTACGTCGAATTGTCTTACTTGTTCATCAAGTTCAGCTTTCTGTCTTTCATTAGTAGCACTTTCGGCAGCGGCGCGGAGTTCTCTCTGCAATTGTCTATCAAGGGCAGCCTCTTTTCTCATTGCGTCCCTGTCTTGAGTGCCTTCAAAAAGCGATGCCCATATTTTATCACGCTCCAATGCACGGTCAAGCACATTCTGATTAGCTTGGTAGTTTTGCTCTGAAGTCTGCATAGCTATGTCATGCGCCTCTCCAGCCTCACGTTCACCCGTCTGGAACTTCATAGTCTTGCGCCTATTCGCGATTCCCCCAAGGGTGTCGGAGATACGGCCTAGCCCCTCACTCCATACCTTGCCCCTGTTTCGGTAAGCATCGAGTTTCGGTGTGAGCATATCTCTCTTGGTCTGCCCTAATTGACCTATTAACTGTGAAACATTACTCCAATCTGACATAAGTGCCTCCTAACCGGGGATCATTGCGTCTACGAGTTTAGCCCCCGCATCAGCCATGCCTACGGTAAACTGTAGATAACTATTCATTTCCTCTATTGCCAACGCTTGATATTGGAAAGCCAACTGCTCATCTTGTGCAGATAGATTCTCTTGCGCCAATAGGGAATTGATAGCGTCCATCATTGGTTTCATACTCGTATCATATGCTTGGTTAAGTGCATCGAGTATAGAAGCATTGATACCAGATTGTGCCATCATTGAGTTGTAGACTTGTTTTATCTGAATATCGAGAGCTTCCAAGTCCTGTTGGGCCTCGGATTGCTGTATTCCGACATACCCCTGCACACCCTCTAGTGCCGCCGTTAGTGACGCAACTTCTGTCGCCATCTCGCTGAGATACCCGTTGAGGATTGTCTCGTATCCTCTCTGCCGTGTATCCATATACTGTGAAGCTGACATACTGCCTTGTTGTACCATCGTCAAATACTGTTGCATTTGTCGGTCAAGTTCTTGAGATTGCAACATGACATTCTGATTTAGTTGGTCTGCCCGATACTTCGACTGCATATTGACCATCTGTTGATTAGCTTCATCTGCCGCAGCCATATACCGTATAGCAGAACCAGTGTCGGCAAATATAGCTTCCATCTGCGCCTGAGACCGTCTCTCCTGATCTGCCATATCCATACGCATTATCTTATCGTACTCAGCCTTTTCTTGGTCGGTAAGTCCCTGCATATCCGAACGAGTAAGACCTCTCATCTCGGCTTGCCAATCGAAGTATTCTTGTGCAGTCCCAAACCCGTACCCACGGGCAACAAAGTCCCAAGCCTCATCTTCAAAGCCCCCCGCTATCTTGTCCATGATGCCTTGTATGTTAGGATTGGTTCCCGCATCCTCTATGGCTTGAATGAGCCTGTCCATATCGGCGTAGGCTTGTGTTAAATCGGGTTGCTCATACAAAAGGATCTGGCTGGTGAGTCCATCTAATATAGTCTGTTGGTCTCCGAAGTCTAAGTCAAGTTTTCCCAACGCATCAGCCATGATATCGCGCCACTGATTAAGCTGATAGTCGTATCCTTCCCATACGCTAGAGGGAACGCTTGTGTCTATTTCGCCCGCACCCGTTTGGCTCATATTTACCCCACCATAGGGGTCTCCATATGTTATTCCCCAGTAATCACGATAATCGAAATCATTTTCGGGATTTACATAATTGGGATTGAGGTAATCCCCCCAATTCTCTGCCACATAATCAGACCCACCACGAGTGACCCCACCAACACTCCCCCTGTTTATCGATTCATCTATATATATTGGTATCCATCCATCTTCGGGTGATGTATCAGGGGAAACATATTCACTACCCGTCCACCAATAGTTAGGAGTTGTTTCTTCTGGAACTACGGTTGGTGCCCATAAGTCAACATCACCATAGTTATAATCGGGAGAATAAAAATCCGGGGATGATCGCCAACCAACAGTGGGATCAACGGCACCGGCATTGGGGTCTCTATATACAGCAATATCTTGGGGTGAAATCTGAGTAGGAGATAAAGTAGGGAATCCCCACGTAGGAGTATTATAATATCCATAAGGGTCTAGATTCTCATTATACCAAGTAGGAATAGTTGCCATTTAGTACCTCCTGTTCCGTACTTCCATCGATACGGTGTCTACGTTTGCGGCGAAGGCACTATCATGGACTATCTCAAAACTCACAAGTTTACCGTCTATCGTGTACGGTACGCCAACTATCTTCTGATACAACCCGCTACCTATCCCCGCCGTGAGAGTAGTCGCAGAACTCGCCCCGCCGTACTCATCTTCAGTGATGAACTTGAACCTGTACGGTTGCCCTCCGGTAGCACTGACCTCGCCGACCTTTGGTTTGGCCCGTCTAAAAATCTTATCCGTACTCTCACCACCGAACTCAAACATCTTTGTCTGCATTGTCAAGGTCACAGCAGCAGTAGCCGTAAGATTATCATAAGCTAAGTAGTCGGCTTTCGCCGTATAGTTGGTTCCATAGACAATCAGGTTGCCGTCATCTCCGCCACCTGAGTTGTGTATGAACTGTCTCGCAAGGTAGGACTTCCACTTGTAGAAGCTCACCCTGCCGTCTCCCATCTCATCCTTCCTCATCGTGTCGGGGTCGAATACCAATACGATGCTATTAGTCGGGAAGGATACCAAAACATCGCCTTTGTAGAAGTAAAGGTTAGCGTCAGTAAGCGTGTATCCATCTATGTCGCTTTGTATATGCTTGGATACCTTCGTTCTTCGCACACCGTCAAACGCCCATAGGCCGTCCCTGTCCATCATCCACAAGATATTATTCGCCACCACCGAACCGCGCGGAGAGATAAGCCCGCCTTCGCTTATAGGTCTTACCGACCAGTTCTGCCATGATGTACCGTCTATCCCGAATATCCTACCGGACTTGATAATAGCAAGGAAGTTGTTCAAAGACTTCATCGCCATGATTTCCTTACCGCCCTCGTAGAAATACTCCCACCTGTCGCTACGCCAACCCTTAATACTATTGGCGATGCCAATCTGTACTTGGTTCTTGGCGGCCATGAACACATGGTTCTTGTGAGTCTCTATCGCCTGCGGTTTCTGATCGCCTATGATCTGAGTCAAGTAGTGCGTGTGCGTCATGGGTTGTATCTTGTCGCAAACAAGCGGACTCACAAGTCCCGAGAATAGTCCACGTATAACGTATCTATTCGTCAGGTTTCCGTTCGATGTATCGTAGGGTTTCCATTTCAGCGTACCGTCCGTACTTAAGGGAAGTTCCCACTCCATCGTCACGGTTCCGGTTCCCCACGTAACGCCTACATTATTCTTGTATTGCGTGTTCCACGTACCTATCGTGTTCCACGTAGATGTTCCGGTAGTCCCATCACCATAGTATTGAATTATACCCGTAGTAACGCTTCCCATCGCAACAGGATCAACCCCGCAGAATATGAGCTTGCTGTAAGTGTAATCTCCCGACACGTAGAAACCGTTAGTTATATTAGTTGCCGTGGCAAGTACGAATGTGCCCGCGGTAGTCTGACCATCGGTGGTATCGTCGGTATAGGAAGAAGTAGTCGTAGCTTCCCCGGCGTACCAGTTATCGGTACTTCTTGTTCTCTCGTCGTACCTATCCAAGTCCATGCCGTAGAACGTACCGCTACCGCTTGCCCATAACGCATACGGCCTGTCGGTTCCATTAACGGCGATAACCTTTCCCCCAAGTGCCGCGAACTCTACGTCCTTGGCTTTGGTAAAAGGCGCGGTTGAGGTAGCCACTCCTGTTAGAGAAACACCAGCTATAGATGAAAACGTCTCGGTAGAAGTGCCTACTTGGAACGATACGTTGGCATTATCGTCAACAGCTTGTATCGTATACCATGCCGCAGCATCTTCCTCGTAGACACGGATAGCACCCCGGAAACTCCCCGTGGCAGAAGCAATCTTGGTGATCCCACCACGCTTTCTTAACCCGTTCTTCCACCAACAGTTTTCCGACTTTAGCATCTCGTTGTCTGACATCAGGCCCGGGGGGAGCGAGGTGCAATAGCCACCTCTGAAATCTTTGATGTTGAATATAGACTCTTTCGCCATTATTCCTCCCCTGGATCAACATTGGGAAGGTTCCAGTGAACATTTTTGGGGAACATTTTGGGGTTCTGATTTGCCTGCCGTATCCTGTATTTCCTTACTTGGTCGTAGTAGAGTCCGAACATCTTCTCTGACTCTTCGGGTTCAAACGTCTCCCTGAGAATCATACCCGCCGCATAATACACGGGTGCCATGTGGTTCTCCAAAGGTAAGGAACACGTAGCGGTATCCCCCGAACCCGTTATGGTCACGGGCGTAGGTAGCCACCTGTACCGTATCTTCAGCATCCGTCTGTCCGAAGGCGTGGGGTTGAGGTATAGTTTGCGGTCTCTTATAGCGTAGTAGTTGGGATAATCCGACTGACTCTCCGGCGACATGAATATTTCAAAAGGTGCGGCATACAGAATATGGTCATCGTAGTCAATATATTCCATCTCCAAGAAATCGCTCGGTAAGTCCGTCTCTAACGTGCAGTCTTCGGGGATGTTACTCACCCACTCAGTATCCGTGTCCGTGCCCGTCTTACCGAAGGTCTTGGACGTACCGTCAATGTAGTTGTCTACGCTCGGTGCGGCCACGGTGACTGCCGTGATACTCGCTACCGTGTTGTCCTTAATCGTGAAGTTCCATGTATTATCGTCCCAACTGACGTTTATACTTCCGCCGCCTATATATGCGTTAATGTTAGACGCTATGTGAGTCGCGTAGGTAGACCCGCTTACACCCGCAAGAGTGCTTGATGCCAACGTGACATTGGTAGCCGCAAGGGTATTACTCCCGCCGACTATCGTAACTTGAGCGTACCAATTGGTATCTGCCCAAAACTTAGGCGTGACCGTAACATAAGCCTGTTTGGACAGCCTTGCTTCCTTGGCAAACTCCTCGACTCCCATCCCTATGTACTGACGGGTTACGTCACTTGCATAAGCATTCCCTGACCCATCAGTAGACGCAGAGCTTAGAGCGTTGGACGGAGTTCTAGACAACCGCTCGGCATAATTGACTTGCATTGCCGCAGTCATTTCAGGCATAGTGGCCTCCTATGTAGTGCCAGTTCCGATGTGGTATCCCATAAACATTGCGCTTACCGATGCATCGCCGCCGACTTGTATCGCTATCCTTGGGGCCGAACTACTACATGCGAATCCCTTTTCACCAAAATCAAAAAAGTGAGTACCCCCTGTGGCTGTCTGAACGGTGAACAGAGTAGCCGCTTGAGTACCTTCGGCAGTCGTCTGCATGACCTGTAAACCAAGAGTGTTTGTTGCTTGCCCCGCCTCGACAACTATCCACCCTTTGGTAAGATGGAATCTCGCCTCGCTATTAGTAGAGGGCGCAGCTATAAGCGTTGCTGACGCAGATGCCACAGTGGATATCTTAGCACGCCCTTGAGCGTGCGCTCCATATCTTGACATTATTTTTTCTCCTTCATATGCTTGAACATCTCGACCTGCTTCAAACGGTCAACGGCGGCCTTATGACTCTTTAGAACCTTAGAGAGGGGCTTTCCAGACTCCGAAAGAACCTTCCAACCGCCGTCAACACGACGAATCATTTAGCTACCCCAAACCCAACACTTAACCGCCGTCCAGCTTCCTAGCGATACGCCAGTAGCCAGTTGCGGTATTCTAATAACGCCATCATCGGAATCGTAGTAAATCTGATACCCGCTTTGGGGTTCAATCATTACCGAATCGATAGAACCGAATCCAACGAAACTACACACTATCCCGCTTGAGATAGCGTTGCTTAACCCGCTGAAATTGATCTGAGCGGCTATAGCTTTGAGTCCTCTCGACATTGCGGCTCCAAGCTTCTTGTTGGTATTCTGCCTTCCGTCATATGTAATTGTTACTGCCATGATATACCTCCTTAAGCCTGTGGTGTCCGGTCAAATCTACCCCAGAGGAATATATCCCCCGTTGTAGAACCATTAAGCTCAGTGCCTATCACGACACCTACTTGATGGAGTAATCCCATTGCAGCCGAAGACGATGCACCAAGCGCAGCATTTCCCCAGAATACAGCGTTGCCCTGGGAACCACTCGCATCAGCTGTACCGAACTGTACGTTACTCGCATGACCTCTTATCTGTATCCATCCAACACACCCACTCGCTACTACTTCCTCTGCAACCCCTATAGGGCCTATCACGCTTGCTTGCAGTTGAGTAGCCAGATATGTGCTACCCTCTTTGTACTTCAAAAACGCAGCGGCATTGGCAAGTACCCCATCCGGGGCATACGCTTTAACGTATATCTTACCGTTACCTCCACTCTTTATCGTGGTATTGAATGATGCAGTACCCGCATCACTCTCAAAAAAATCTACTGAAAAATGTTGTAACATTCGTTCCTCCTATTGGACTATCCCCCCGAAGGGGGATAGAACATTACTTAGGTTTTTAATCCTTATATCGGGGTAGCCCATAATCCCGTTAGATAGATGTTGGCGGTAGTCGAAGAACTTACTCCCTCAAGCAATATGCCAACCGCTCCCTTCGTAGGGTTCCCGTGGTTAGCCGAACTGGTCGCTCCCAATCCGGTAGCACCCGCCCAATATACATTGTGACCTACCTCACCAGTAAAACTGGTCGCAGCACCCTGCACATCATTGACAGGGCCTCTAACCTGTACCCATCCCATACACCCCGAAGCAGTCACCCTTTCGGGTACACCCACATAAGCGTATATACTTCCGATAAGTGCGGTAGCGTTATAGCTACTCCCCCCAAACGCTATCGCATACGGAGTGTTCGCAACCATACCACTCGTAGCATACGCTTGTACAAACGCTTTCCCGTTGCCCGACCTAAAGCTAGTGTTGAAGGATGAGCCGTCGTTATTGATATTATCGTAAAACAGCATAGTATCCTCCTTATCCCGCAGCTACTGGTGTGGCCCACATCCCTGTCAAATAAATATCTAGAGTCGTTGAAGCGTCTGCTTCTGTAGTAAGCAGACCGATCTCGCCCAACGTGGGATCGCCAAGATATGTACTTGACGAAGCAGATATGGTTCCTGCATGCCACTGAATTATGTGACCGACCGAACCCGTTGACTCGGCGGCTGACGCTTGCACCCCGGCAACAGGGCCTCTAATCTGTACCCAACCAACACATCCACTCGCAACAGCCGCTTCGGGTACTCCAACATAGCCGTATAAACTCGCCGCCAGGACAGTAGCGTTATAGCCACTACCCATGAATGCGACAACCATTGGAGTATTAGCTACTATACCGCTAGTGGCATACGCCTGGACAAATAACTTTGCTCCATTCCGCTTCGTCACTGTGTTGAAAGAGGCATTGTTGTCTATAAAATCCGAACCTATAATCATCATAAGACTAACCTCCTATATCGTGTAATCAAGCGCGGTAAACCTGAAGCTCGTCTTCCTCATTCTGCAGAGGATGTTGCCTGCCCATATGCAGTTCTTAACCATCGCATACGGATAACCAGCAGCATATAGATTCTGCCACTCGGTTGTCTTGAAGTTGTACTTCGGGTGATACCGAATCTCAAACTGACTTGTGTCCAACCCGTACCACGTTTTGTCGGGGCAATACGCATCACTGATAACTTCGGCATCGTGATACCCAATCGCCGTAAACCCATACTTAGCCATCGCTGACTGTGTAGAGTAATACCGTTTCTGTGGTTCAATCAGACTTTCAAACTTGTTCCACAGGTTCCTCGTGGTAAGATGCAAGTCGGGCTTATTCGGTCCGAAAGTCGCACCATTCACCGCCGCGCCCAAAGAACCCGAAGTACCCGTAAGTACAAGTTCAGTGGTCGTAGCATCTTCGCTTGCCGCAGCCCATTCAGCCGCATCCGCTACAGCGATACTCGCATACGTGGTTCCCGTGTCTACTATCTCGTACAGAGACGAGATATCGCTAGCTCCCGGCGCAAGGGCGTAGAGAGCAGTCGCAAAATCATCGAGCATATCCTCTCTCATTTCAGTCGTCTTGTCCGAAAGCAAATTGATGATCTGTTCTTTCCCTGAATTCTTGGTCTGCTCATCCAGCGAGATCATCGCATGATTGTGCAGATACTTCCAATCCAGTACCGCAGACGTTCTTGTTTCGATCTGTGAGTACGAAACCTGATCTCGTGGGCCTATAAACCCGCCAAGGTCAGACTTTCTGTACCTGATAGGCCACTGTATCTGCGTCCCACCATCAGTTGTAATGTTGCCAGCACTCTTTAACTTTGCGTAAAAAGGGCTTTTCTCATACACCTGAGAGGTGAGGGTTTTATCGAAATACTTCGTTGATACAGCATTGGCTTCGTCAATACCTAGTGCCATTTAGTCCTCCTGTTGCTAAGTGAGGTCTCTCATCGCCTCCTCCCTAGCTATTTTTGGGTCAGTCGACCCTCTTGATTTTGGTGCGGGGCCTCCCCCACCGGGAACCATCTTGGCTCCCGCTTTGGCTACTATCTTCTCTTCCGCATCCTGTTGCATCTCAACAGGGTTGTACTTATGCGATTTGTAGATCATCGCCATTAAGGACTTCATATCTCCCGCGTCAAGCTGTTGGAGTGCCTCGGTCACAACATTTCTGTCAAACCCCGGTATCTCCTGTTCAAGTTCCGCAAACTTCGTATCCCGCTCTTTCTCTAACTTTTCCTCTTCGAGCCTTTGCTCAAATTGGGCAAGCCGTTGTTCAAGCGACTGATACTTCTGGTCTGCGTAAGATTGGCTCCGCTCAAATATCTCATCAGGTGATGTTGGTTTACTAACGGCATCCGCTAACATTCGCTGGATGTTGGGCCTCGTACTCAATACTTGATTGTATCGGTCGTACTTGGCCTTCTCGTTCTTCTCCCAATCTTCCTTCTGCTTCTTGAACTCTTCCCTTTCTTTCTGAACCTCTGCCATTCGCTGGCGATACTCTTCTTCCCTTTTCTGGGACTTCTGAGTGTAGTCCTTTTGGAACATTCCCGACTTCTTGATAAAATCGTTTAACTCGTCGGGAGTCTTCCACTTCTGTTCTGTTCCGTCTTCACCTTTGTAACTATGAAACGGTGTGGCTTCTTCCCCCCCGACTTCCGCTAAGGCTTGGCCTCTGGCTTCCTGCGCGGATTGGTCTAAATCTGCCATATAATCCTCCTTATGACATTCTTCCTACTAAATCATCCATGTTTTGCGGTGGCGGTTGTGGCCTCTGCATACCACCGGGCGCACCGCCCATTGGCGGCTGGCCCATTGGCGGTCTCGCACCCTGTGGGGGCATACCCATCTTGCCCGCTACCGTCGCGTTCTGCGCCTGTCCCTTGACAGCCGCGAACAGTTTCTCCACAGGGTCTTGCGGCGTAACACCGTAGTTCCTCTGTAAAAACTCCCCTACCGACTGTTGGGGTCTAACATCCCCACGGCTTGCCTTGGCCGCCATATCAGTAGGATTCATAATCGACATCTTTGAACGGACATCCATCCCTCCACCCGGGGGAGGGCCTCCCATTCCACCGCCCTGGGGCGGCATCGGGGGTCTTCCCCCCATCATTTGGTCACTCATATTCCCTCCGGTTTTTGCTGAAGACCCATCGGCGGGCCTCCTTGTGGTTTAGGCGGGGGCATCGGGCGACCACCGCCCTTAGCCGCCATCGCCGCTTGCGCCCTCTGTTCCATCCTCGCTATTATCTCTTCACCCTTCGGTATATTGAGTTGCTCAATTACCGCTTGCGGGTCTACTACCTTCATCGCCGCCAATCTCAGGAACAGGTTGGCTAACGACTGTCTGTCCATCGGCAACGTACTGTTCGTCTCAATCTCTATATCGAAATCCGCATATACCGTATCCTTGTCTCCAAAGGTCTCGATGAACTTCTGATAGTCTTCCCAATCTTTCTGCTCTTGCATCGCAATCTGTGGATTCTGTCCAGGTTGCGGCGGCTTGGGTTGCATCATCTGATCTACAAAGGGCTTGCTCGAAGAAGCCTTGTAGTAGTCTATATTTTGGTCGCCCTTGATATTGACATCACGAATGTTGTCGTAATACTGCTGCATGATATCAACCAAGAGATACCCTGTTCTCTTAATGAAATGCTCAAGGTTCCTTACTCTCTGCCGAGTCCTTGTATACGAAGATTCTATCAGCGTAGAAACTTCAGCTGCAGTCTGCCTCTCCGTCTTAGAGGCCATGCCCTTCGTGATATCAGTTACTCCGGTGACTTCCTCAAGTATCCTCGGCAACAGGGCAACGTAGTTATAAAGGTCAGGGGTAAGACTGCCCATCTCAACTCTGCGTATAGGCATCTCGTTTACACCCGAATTGTAACTCCACACATTGCCGCCACCAGGGAGGTCTCTCTTGACCGACTCCGCATCTATTCCCGCAGTCTCATCCACCAACCAGTTCGGGTCGTTATAGAGAGTCATAAACTTGTCCATCAACTGCATCGCCCTATTGATAGACCTGTTAAGGTTCTCTATTTGATCTCCCTCGCCCATCCCTATCGTATCGTGGGGATTGAAATAGTCGTACAGCTTAACGTACGGCGGTCTGTTATGCCTGTAGGGAGAGGGCCTCTCATCAAGTAAAACATCCTTCGTGAAAACAACTATCTTCCCGTACGGGTACTTCTCACGCTCTTCCTTCTTGTCTTTGCCTTTCTCGTCCTTTTCGGGTTCACCATTTTCACCTTTAACGACATACGATTCTGTTTCATCATCCCTCATCCATACTTCATATAAAGTTGCAAACGTACTCTGTAACTCAAAACCCGCCCTGTCTTCCCATCCGGCCTTTACAGCCTTCTCATCATCTTCATCGGACTTGACATCCTTCCCCTTATCAGGGAAGTTCCGTCTAATCCAGGAGATGGGTTTCCGCTCTCTCGTCCCTTGGAAATCACACTCCCAGTTGTCATCATATCCAGGGGATTCAAAGTAACACCGTGGGTCCACGACATCTATCCGGCACTCCCCAAACGTCCCTACATCGGGGTCAAACGTAACCTTGAAGATACCGTTCTTCATCACCAACGCATCAACAACGGCCTTGAATACCTTGGCATCCATATCTAACTTTTCCCACAGGTACTTCAGGCACAGAGAGAATACTTCAACGTACTTCTGCATAAACGGCTTCTGCGCCCTGATAGTCCACGTAGGTCTATTATCCGTAAGTAAGGGAGCAACAGACATAACCGTGGCAAACAGGTAGTTGACAAATACCTTGCTGTCATGCTTGGACTTTAACTCTTTCTCATCCCACCACTGCCCCTTGTATTCCTTGAGGAACCTGTCCATCTTGGTTCTCTCTTCTTTGGTGGACTCGAAGATTTTGTCTACGGCGGTTCTTAGTTTGGTAATGTATACTCTGTCGTCTTTAGCCATCTTACCTCCCTACAATTGGAACTGGCCGTGCCGTAGGAGCCGCGGGTGCGCCCAAGTTCTTATTAGCCTTTAACTCGTCAAACTTGGTCTGAAAGTAGGCTTGCGCTTCCGGTACACTCTCATACTCTTGCAAGAGATCAATGAGAACCTGAGATTCCCAAAAGAAATCACCACGGGCATCTGTGGGCCATCCGGCGGGCCTCTCCCCCGCCATCCGCATAGCAAGCTCTCTCTCAAGTTTCTCTATATCCATTAGTCCTTGTACCTCGTCCATCCTTTCTCACGCAGGATATTATCCCTCTGCCGCTTGGTATCTACGTGCATATTCAGCGATTCATCCCATCCCGGCGTGAAATCAACGTACACATGACAGGAATCGTACTTTCTCTGTCCCACCTTACCGCACTTCGGACACTTGCCCTGGAGACATTCGTCCATCGGCATAAACGCCTCATACCGCCCATGCTCTTTACACACATAGCTATATATTGGCATTCCTCGCCCCCGTCGGGGGTTTCCTGCCAAGTGCCGCCATATTCCCCCTCATCCCTTTAGGCGGCCCGAACATCGGCTGCGTCCCCCTCGTCTGTTCCATCTTCTGTATCAGTCTCTCAAGTGCGTCTGGCTGCATCCCTTGACCGCCCAAATACGCCATCAGCTTGTCATACATATTGACTCTCAGAAGTGTAGAGTCGTATCTCAGGTGTCGTACTACAAGTCCACGAAGGAGTTATAGGCCATTGTGGGTACACTACCGGATACGAAGGATAAGTCCACCTATCAACGTATATCGTTTCCTTCCCCGTTAATTCATTGAGTGCATTGGTAAGCTCTTTTGCCTCATCCATTGACATTTCAATTTCAATATCCTTGACCTTTAACTTTATCCTTACTTCCATTATATTCCCCCTTAGTTTGTCATACATTTCAATATCTCCCTATACGGCAAGTCTCCCCACCTACTCAATATATTAGACACCCTGATAAAATCTTCCTCATCATCCACGCACCATCTCACATTAGAATGGTCTTCCTCATCCACTAATGAACTTATCGAAAAATCATCATCCAAATAAACGTGAACACATACGTGTTCTCTCTCCGGGTCTCCCTCTCCCAACATCGCATCTAACCTGTGCAATGTCTCTATCGTCATCACCTCTACGTCTAATCCCTGGGGATATGTACGGGGCGACACGTTAGTCGCAAAATCATGGTCCCCTAAAACAGAAATGGTCTGGTCTACGATGCCGCCATCTATCAACGGACAATCACCCGTTATCCTGACTACCGTATCAGCCCCGTACTCTTCTGCTATGTCCACGTATCTCCCAAGAACATCGTCCTCGTCCCGGTCGGAAACAACACAGTCATAACCGTTAGATTCCACATCATCACGAATAATCTCGTCCGGTGTCCCGACTACAATGTTGTCAACTAACTCCGACTTTTCCAAACGCCCCAACAGGTGAGCCAATAAACTCTTCCCTCTCACCTTCATCAGAACTTTCCCTGGCAACCTGTGTGAACCCATCCTCGCTTGAACAATTGCTAATGTCATACATCCAATAGGTTACATTATCGAACCCCATCTCCTTTCCTGCCGTCCCCGTATCCAACAACTCCGCTTGTGGAAACAAGGACTCGAAAATCCTCCCGAATTCCCGTTTGAATAACGCATGACGCTCGCCCCTATACGGGACTTCCTCGTCATCCCCCACATACTCCGCAAACATCACATACTTCGCACTCAGCCGAACCATCTCTTTCATCATCTTGATAAGTTCCGCAGTCTGCTGATGAATCAAAACACCCACCGTGAACACCAAATCAAAGGTGTTGTAAACATCCACATCCGTACCAGTTGCAACATACGCTTTCAAATTGTTCAGCGTAGCGATGTTGACCGCCGTAGCGTTTACATCACACCCTATCGTCTCTATCCCTAACCGCTCCAACACCTTCATGTTGGTTCCGATGTTGCACCCTATTTCAAAGGCATCAACAATCTCATACTTCAAGAACCGCTGAAAGAACTTAGTCCTATCGGCGAGCTCCGCATTACGCATCGTATACTGATCCCCAAAGGTTCCCTGCCAATCAGCCATATTTGCTCCTCGACAACCAGAACTTCCGCCACGGCGCCGCGTTCACGATCTCCCAGAACTGATCCTCTTCGTAACCACAGGTCTGACAAAAGTCCTTCAACGCTGCGGGGTCAATCTCGGGGTCTTTCTCCGCAATCAGATGCTCGGCCTCTTCCAACGACAACCGCCCTTCCCTTACTCGCCTACTCGCAATATCCGCTACCCTCTGAAACCCGAACTTCGGGTACTTCAGCCACAGATGAACCATATACGCGTATGAATCAATCTGCTCAAAGTTCTCGATAGTCCCAAGCCTGTCCCACTCTCCCGTCAAGTCCTTAAACCCAAGCCCCTTCGCTATCTCATAGTTGTCAATCGAACTCCACGGGATGAAGTACGACATATACATTACCAACGGATAATCGGCCACCATCGGCTTTATAGTGTCCACTTCCTGCGGGGTCACTCCCCCTCCCGACCAAAACTCATATTCACTCTCTATCTTGTGAACCATGTCGTTCAAGTGAGGATTGGCGACATACGTGTTGTCATCCGTACTCCCGTACTCAAACGCGCTATTCTCACCGAAGACCACAAGCCCGATCCCCATCTGCTGAGCCACCATATACGGTATCGTATAGATGGCGTACTCCACAAACTTCAGTGCCTCTCCCGTCTCTTCAAAAGCATGTCTCGTCGCCCTCACAAACAAGTCATGACTTATCGTGTACTGCCAATGGTTCAGATTGAACCGCTCGATCAGGTTCCTGAGATTTAACGTACCCGCCGTGGTGTGTCTGAAAGAATCCGTAACCGTAACAAGTAATGGACTCATCCCCCGGTCAACTACTTCCTTCACCAACCTGTGACTGTCTTTCCCCCCGCTTACCGCAATAATACAGTCATACGGCTTCTCTCCCCGAAACCTCCCAAGTAAATCGTCTAACTCCCTTTCCCTCTCCGACCAATCAATATCCTTTCTCGTCTTGTAATTCCTGCAAGCCCCGCATACCCCATCCACGAACCGACTCCCCGGTCGAGTTGAGGGCATCCCGCATTCAACACACTTTTCCATATAACCCCTCTTTAGTTAAATATGTTTTATTCGTTACGATAGTCTGTATAACATCCCTAGAAACTCCATATTCTACCCCTAGTTGTTTCTGTGTTTTACCACCTTCACCATAAACTTTCCTAATCTCCTGTGCTTGGGCAAATGTCAACTTTCTTTTGAGCCACCCTGATTTAACGGCAATATGTTTACACTGATTTATATTTACCGGATCATATCCGTGTAACCTGTTATGCCCTGATCTATTCATTAGCACCAGATTCTCAATTCGGTTATCCGTTCTGTTGCTATTGATATGATGCACTATCTCTCCGGATTCAAGGGGCCTCCCAATAAATCGTTCCATCACGGTACGATGTTCTAACGCATGATTCTGGTGTCTACCGCCCCCACGGTCTTCCCATTTCAAAACGTATCCCCTAGAAAGATATTTGCCTCCCTTCCAAAAGGGGTTACCTTCGCCATAATTTAATCCACTCTCCGGCATTCCACACTCTTTGCATTTAGTCATATGTCCCTCTAACTAATATCTAATATTCTTGTTTTGACATCATCCGAAATGATGCCTTTTAACTCACTCTCCCGGTGTATTACTTTGAAACTAGTTATACTCCTTTCGCCTTTCGAATTAGTCATA